GTTGGAGTATCGGATCCTAATCCGTCTACATACGTAGTACTATTAGTTGCGGCAGAGTTATAAAGGCTGGTAACAATCTTTGTAATAACTCCGAGATGTTTAACTTTAGCTGGCGGACTTAGCCACACAGGTGTGTCTACTTTTAATGTTGTTATATCAATGGGAGTATCATTTCCTACTGGCACAGTTCTGCTGGACCACGTAGTTTCATTTAGATTTAATACTGTTAAACTAGTCCAATCGATATAATTGTCAGTTGTTTGTAGTTCGAGGCTTGGATTAAACAAGACTAGAATCTGTTCTAAAAGTTGTAATTTTTGTTCAGTACTTGCAGTCCACAAATCAACTTTCATACTTAATTTGAAAGGTGTTGGCATTAATCTTTCAATAGTATAGTTTCGACCCGGTGATTCGTTGTATATAGTTTCACCGTATGTTGGACTGCCAGGAACTGTATCAATTTGTGTACCACGTTCTCTTACATTTACCTTGCCTATATAACTAGAATCTGCTAAACGATCTCTATCTAGTGCAAGTCCATCTACATAAACTGCGATTCTAGGAACGCTGTTGACTTTATTTTCACTATTATTACGAATAATACTAGCAACTTGTCTGTCGGCATCGCCATACATGACCGGTACTCGTACTAGTGTACCGTCACCGTACTTGACTACAAAGTTACTAAAAACACGTATAGTCTGTATTAGGTACCGTCTTATTTGTCCGTCGTAAAAAAATTCCATTATAAATCTGCCCTTGGTCTAAGCGCCTTGCTAAGGCTTTGTTTTTGAGCTTCTCGAGTATTGTAAAATGTAACCGTCCATTGACCGTCAAACGGAATAATTTGTTGTACACTATTAACTACAGGCAAATTAATTCGAGTTTTCAAACTTGTAAGCCCTGCATCATTAATGTAGGTATACGAAGTCAATAATGACGGATAATCTGCAACAGTAAATGACAATTGAGTCGTTTCTAATTTCAACATTAGGTATGTACCTGTAATGCCTGAATTTATAAAGGTATCGATAACTGTATCGCCTTTTGACAACGTTACGTACGATGCACCGTCTGTTACTGCATCGAAATAAATGTAATTATTATCATTATTAATGAAGCCAGTTTTTAATGTGCTTCTGCTGTCGTTATTAGTCATGTTCATACGTAGCGCATCTTCTACAGCAATCCAAGAACTTTGATCATTACTAAATCTAAATAATCTGTTAGGTAGGAAATCTACACGCAAAAAGAAATCGTTGTCTTGCGGATTAGTGGGAAATTGTATACCAAATCCAAAATCATAACCGTTGCTAGGAAATCCGTTGCCCAGTAGATAGCCGTTGTAGCCACTACGTTGAGGAACAGCATTAACACTACTAGAACTGGTAGTGGTGCCAGCATTGCTAGCTAGAGTACTTGTGCTGTCAACAGTTTGCAACAAAGGTTGTCCCTTATCGTCTGTAGCAAGAGTATAAAATTGTCTAGTTTCGTAGCCACTTTGCGGAGCATCAATTTCTGCTTGTTGAACAATAGCATCATTAATAGCAAGTTCTTTACCATGCATACTGAGTAAATCGCGTAGAGTTTTACCGCTAGGATCTGCATCACCGTTGGCATCTTTGGCCGACTGATCAAATATATCGGCAAATTGCTGACTATCGGTAATCTTCTTAATTTTTAATCTGTATAGATGTGGATACCACGTAGCACTAAATCCTTCGCTAGCACGGCCCACATCTTCAATAACATAATAACGCGGCAAACTCACATCATAATCATTCAAAGCAAAGTCATCACGCAAGTGTGGTAACTCTATCACATCGCCACTTAGTGGTTTACGTCCAATATATTTGATAAAATCGTTAATATGCACAGTCATGTACAAAGTATCGTTATCAATAAACAAGCCAAATTGACTTAGATTAAAGTCCACATTTTGTACATTGTAAATTCCACGAATTCTGTAGATCTGGTGGTCGTATGCTCTATCTCGATTTTCTAAAAATAGCAAATCTTGAATGTTTGTAACATTCTGTGTAGAATATACAGGCTGATCTGCTGTTCCTTCTGTGGGATTTTTAGGGCCTAAATACTTGTGCAAGTAGACATCTGTACCCCCGACTTGGAACATTTCGCTGGCTTGACGATCTATAAACTTATAGTCGAAGCCTTTTTCTGGTTTGAATAAGGATAAACGTGGCATAATAGTATTTATGGTAAGATAAATATCATAGGAGAACAAAAAATGTCAGATCCAGTACCATCAACAACGCAGTCAAACAGTACAATCGAACGAAATAAAGTGTTTGAATTTGTAAAATTAATGCTGGGCGACGGCATGGTCGAAGTAGAACTAGACCCTGCACACTACGAACTAGCACTAGATCGTGCATTAAACCACTATCGTATGCGCAGTAGCAACAGCGTAGAAGAAAGCTACATGTTCCTAGAACTAATACAGGACCAAAATGAATATAGATTGCCTGACGAAGTTATTACTGTCCGCCAAGTGTTTCGTAGAGCTATTGGCTCAAGAAGTGGAATTGGTGCAGGCGGTACTTTATTTGAACCGTTTAACCTAGCTTATACTAACACTTATTTAATGAGTGGTAGTATGATGGGCGGCCTTGCAACATACGATGCATTTGCTGGTTATCAAAAACTGGTAGGACGTATGTTTGGTAGCTATATTGAATTTTTATGGAAACCAACTAGTCACTTACTAGACATTTTACAAAGACCTTTTGCACAAGGCGAACAGATTTTAATCCAATGTTATAATTATCGTCCAGACTGGGTATTGTTACAAGACATTTATGCCAAACAATGGTTAAGAAATTATACATTAGCAGTTAGTAAACAGATGTTGGGGCAAGCACGTAGCAAGTTTGCTAGTATTGCAGGTCCTGGATCGGGCGGCATTACACTAAATGGTACAGCATTATTAGCTGAAGCCAAAGAAGAATTAGAAAAATTAGATAAAGAAATTGACACTTATGTAGCTGGAGGCACTCCTTATACATTCGTAACAGGATAAGGATCAACAATGGCAAAATTCACGGATCTTCCAAGTCTTGGACAATCGCTAGCTGGCACAGAAGTAGCCGCACTGGTGGCCAATGTCTCAAGTACACTAACAACGGTACAACTTCCGTTATCAACTATTAAGACATTTGTATTGGCAGGTACAGCAACCACAGCAACTAATGTGGCCAGTGGTAGCGCAAATCAAATTCCATATCAGTCAGCGGCAAATACTACTGCATTTGTTAGCGCACCGGTTACAACAGGCACTGCACTAATTTGGAATGGCTCTAGTTTAGCTTGGGGAAATCCAGGATTCAGTACAGGAATATCTGGAGTATTAAAAGGCTCATCTGGCATAGTAAGCGCCGCAACTAGCGGAACAGATTATGCTCCAGGCACAAGCGCATTAGCAACTGGTATCTTAAAAAGCACAACTACTACAGGAGCACTGACAATTGCGGTTGCGGGCACTGACTATCAATCACCTATTGGAACTATTAGTGGCATAGTAAAAGGTAATGGAGCAAATGCTCTTACTGCCGCGACTGCTGGTACTGATTATGTTAGTCCAAGCGGATTGACCAGCACATTGACATCCTATGTGACATCCAGCACACTAACCAGCACACTGACTTCGTATGCAACAACTTCATCACTGAGCAGTTATCTAACAACCAGCACAGCCAGTACAACGTATGCGCCATTAGCTAGTCCAACATTTACAGGTTCCTTGACAGGATTTGCCGCAGCCGCTACTTCATCAAGTACCGCATTAAGCATTGGATTCTTGGGTATGCCACAAAATAGTCAAAGTGGTTCAACGTATGCCATCGTGATTGGCGATGCTGGTAAACATTTGTATTTTACTGGCGCCACTTGTACAGCAACCATTCCAGCTAACAGTGCAACAGCATTTCCAATAGGAACAACAATTGCATTTATATGCAGTTCAGCAACAACATTGACCATTGCCATAACAACTGACACAATGTATTTAGGTGGCACTGGCACAACAGGAAGCCGCACACTAGCCGCATATGGTATGGCCACTGCGGTCAAGGTCACAGCCACCGCGTGGTTTATTAACGGAACAGGATTGACATAATGACTGGTATAATAATGCATCACATGAGCCACAAGGCTGGCCCGACTCCTGTTACTTTGGTCTTTAATTTAGATGCGGCAAACTATTCTGCTGTGCCTACAAATGCGTCAACTGACGCAACTGGCAATTTTACATTGACCGTTAGCAATACCAATGGTAGAATAAGTTGGAACAGCGCCAACAGCGGTGTGTTTAGAAGCACTTATATAGGCGACGCCATGGGCGACTATATTGCCGGTGGGCCAAACTATGGCGCAGGTAGCCAGAGTTATACAGTATTTGTGGCATATAAATTGGCCACATCAAGTTCAGGGCGTTTGATCAATACCAACAATGAAACCCTTGGCGATTTTGTCATGGCTGGCTATAATGGCAAACCCAAGGTGTATTACAGCAATGGTGTCACCATTAACTTGAGTGGCGAAATAGCAGATACCGTATGGCACTTGGACTGGGCAGTGTATGACAACACTTCAGGTGTGGGCCGAATCTATTCAGCAACAAACAGTCAACCCCTGAGCTCTGCCTACTCAGTGACCAATTCTTCTATCAAAGGTCCTAATCAACTGAGATTGTTCAACAGAGCAAGCGGTACAGAAGCCGCACCCGCAGACATTGGTGTTGTCAAGGTATGGAATGGTGCTTTGACCTTGGCGCAGATACAAACTGAGTGGGCCGCCTACTACGCAAGATACTATTCTGCTAATCCCAGCAGTCAATATTATTTTGCCATATGTAATTTTGGTGTCAACAGCGGATCTGGACTTGGGTTTGACATACAGACCACCACCGCCTACACAGTACCGAGCGGATTTACATTCGTTAGCAATGCCACGTTTGATCCGGCACATAATGGTACTGGTAATACACTGAGTAAC